CGTAGGTGAGAAACTGGCCAAAGCTGTCCGTCAACGGATAATCAAGCTAATTCATGAGCGAGAAGCGATGGCGGCGCTACGTCAACAGGCATACATGGATCGTAAGCGCCTGGCGGCTGTAGAGGAGAAGAAATGAGCACTGTAACCGTCAAAATGTGCGACATTGCTTACTGCCGGAGGGAGGCTAGGGAACATCTCGACACCATGCTCGTATGCCGTCAGGATGGAGAAAATGGTGATGGCAGCTACAAAATCTTCACCGAAGAAAACGTTGATTTATGTTTCATTCATGAACTTCAATATAGCAGAGCACTTCCAGATATGACGATTGAACGTAAGGTGACGGCGACAGTATGACCGATCACACTCACGACTGGCGCGTTCACTCAGAACCAGACAAGCTCCGGTGCATCCGTCGTGGCTGCAACACAGTCAGCCCTATCGACATCGCAATAGCCAACGCGGAAGCCACTGCGGCTCACCAGATGAAGGTCACAATCCTAAACAACCAGCTCTTCAAGCGGGAGTTAAAGAAGCCGGCACATGACGCGGCCTACGCCTGGTTGATTGCACATAGTGAGACGCAGCAGGAAGCGTTGCTGTGAGTGATAAAACCAAGCAAGTAATAGTTATATGTTTGATAGTGATACTTTTCACCATAGGAGTGTTTATATGACCACTCCCACAGACAAAGACTGGCTGGATGAGGAGTACGAGGTAGATGTCGTACAAGCTCATGGCAAGCGTATATATGCAACTTTGAGCATTAGCGCCAAAGCCGCCATCCTCAAAGAGATTGACCGAATCATTGGTGAGGATAACCCACAGACAGGACGACCTGATTTAGACCAAATTGGTTACATACAAAACAAGTTACGAGCCATTCAGCGTCAACGTGCTAGCCTAACAGAAGATTCAGACAATCACAAAACCGCCTCATCATAAGGCGGTTTTATAAATCCATAAATCTCTCAATCTGGATCGGGCAGTTTAAAGACCCCCGCGCGGAACGGTTTTAATACCCAGGTCCCTTATCTAAAGACTCTGTCAACGCTCCACGTAAAGACTTCGGCCCGTTTTACGCTCTCGGTCTGATTTTCTCATACAATCAACGACGAGCCAAGACAGCAGCGCAGCAGTTAAGCCGCTAAGGTAAATGAAGTCTGGTGTCATACCTAGACCTCGTAGACCTCTGCGTTTACATGTTGTTCGACCAACTCATTGACGTAGGCGATGGCGTCTTCCATGTCGGGAAAAGTCCCGAGCAGTTTGTCGTCAAAGACGCGCCGTACTTGATATTTGATAGTTGTATAGGTAATGGTCATAGCTTTTTTAAGATCCTTTCGCTATTAACGTTTACATTACTAATATAGCTCGTATTGGTAATATAAACAAGACTATAGCGTAGCGGAATAGACAACATGCCTATATTTTTCACTGCAATTGATTCATTATTGTGATATGAATCGCCGGGAGAAATAATCTATGGAACGTGAGCTGTTCACCTTTGCGGATGAGCGCTCATGGTCCGACCAGCGTGTCATCGATCACTTCAACCATCTCCGCGCTCATCTAGAGACATCACCACTCACCGATGAACGCAAGCGGACTATAAACCGCGAGATCACTCACATCGCCTTTGAAGGACTGCAACGCGAGCAACTGAAAAGGAACCGCGAACTAGAGATCGCGTGGATGGAAGAGTCCTACGTCGGTGAGGCTGCATGAGCAATGAAGTCGAGCCAGATCTACGCGGCGAGCGTGACTACTGGCTAGGCGAAGCGGCCCAGGCCGAGATCACCATCGAAGACTTACAGGCGCAGATAGAACTACAGACTTCTCGTCGCAAGTATTGCTTGCAGAAGCTCGGCATGTTTGCGATACGTAATTCATAGAGGTAACCATTGGCAATTTATATCAGTTGTGCTATTTGTAGTACATATGGTAGATACTCTTACAGTTGAATCGGAAGACAAAGACAAACGCGGTCGGCCGCTTAAATTTGAAACTGTCGCTGAGATGAAGCAAAAGATTAACGACTACTTCAACGCGTGTGATCCACACACAAAGATGACTCGAATAATCAGCGGCCACAATGATTCAGGCAAAGCTATTTGGGCAGACGCTGAGATCATGACTGAACAAATTCCTTATACAATCACTGGGCTTGCCCGCGCACTCAAAACAACTCGTGAAACTCTCCTCGACTATGAGTCTGGAAAGTACGACAATAAGGATGATACTGATGCTGCTGGCGAGCATTTTTCTGACACTATAAAAGACGCCAAGCTCCGCGTCCAAGACAATGTTGAAATTATGTCGCTCAATGGCGCCGGTGCTGGCACTATTTTCTGGCTCAAGAACAACGCCGGTTGGCGTGATCGCCAGGAAGTCGACCACACCACGAACGGTAAAGACTTACCAACTCCAATACTCGGTGGATTAACCAAGAAGCCGGATGTACGAAGCGACAACAGCAACCCATAAACTCCTCGCGCTTACCAAGCGAATCAAAGGGGTAGCAGGCGGCACATCGGCCGGCAAGACTATTAGCACGATTCAAATCTTGATCGACAAGGCTCAGAGTGACCCCAAACCAACCCTGACCAGCATCGTCAGCGAATCATTCCCACATCTGCGCAAAGGTGCCATGCGTGACTTCCTCAACATCATGCAGTCGCACAACTACTACGACGACGATCGCTGGGAAAAAACAATCTTCACCTACACGTTCGAAACCGGTAGCAAGATCGAGTTCTTTTCCGCCGATCAGCCAAGCAAGGTGCGCGGTCCACGCCGCGACCGGCTCTACATCAACGAGGCCAACAACATTCCGTTCGAAGCCTACGACCAGCTCGAAGTCCGTACGAAAGATGAAGTCTGGCTCGACTGGAACCCAACCAACGAGTTCTGGTGGTACGACGAAGTAGCACCGCATCGTGACCACGATTTTGTCACACTGACGTATCTCGACAATGAAGCGCTCGACCCGCAGATCGTTGAGTCCATCGAATCGCACAAGCACAACAAACTCTGGTGGAATGTCTACGGCCTGGGGCAGCTCGGTGAAGTCGAAGGCAAGATATTCACCGGCTGGAAGATTATTGACGAGATCCCTCACGAAGCCCGTCTGGTACGTCGCGGCCTGGACTTCGGCTATACCAACGATCCCACAGTCCTAGTCGACGTCTACGAGTACAACGGTGGCTATATACTGGACGAGCAGTTGTATCAAAAAGGTCTACAGAATAAACCAATCGCCGACTTCATCAAGAACTTACCCAATCCACAAACGCTCATCATCGCTGACAGTTCTGCCCCGAAAGACATTGATGAATTGAAACTTTATGGCATCAACATATTGCCAGCTAATAAAGGCCAAGGATCAGTCAATCACGGTATTCAGAAGTTGCAAGACCAACAGATCAGCATCACCAAACGATCAGTCAATGCCATCAAGGAATACCGCAACTACATGTGGATGACTGACAAACAAGGTAAAATAATCAACACTCCCATCGACATGTGGAATCATTTCATGGACGCCACCAGATATGCCATGGAATCACTCAGGCCAAAAGTAAATATTACAAACTTTCAAACCACAGAAAACATATTTGATGACGACGGTTTCATGGTATAACTGGAAGACAACATGATAGATCTTAATCAGCTGGTACTCGACCAAATCAAAGGGATGGATTTCGGCTCAATCCAACTCACTCTCAAAGTCCACAAAGGGCTTCTTTTCAAGGTCGACGTTAGTAGATCAAGTAGTGTGAAGGTCGATAGGCAAGCGCCTGACTCTGACGCGGCCGGCATCATTATCTCTGCACTCAAGAAAAATCAGAACCGTAACGCTAAAGGTAGCCTTGGTTTCGCCGTGCTCTACGACGCTGCAGGCAAGCCACTCAACGTCCAAATCCATGAGTTCGTGGAGGAGCAACAATGACTGAGCTATCCACTAAGGGCGTTACCTTTGACAAGCAGTATAACAAGTTCCACGCCAGGGTTTATCGAAAAGGTAAGCGTTACCATGTTGGACGTTTTCAAACACAAGAAGAGGCTATTACTGCACGCCAGCAGTTCATTAAACGCTACCTCGCCTAAGTAAAAATAAGGAGAATCACATGACCCAAACCATCGAACCACTCAACAACCAACTCTTCTGTGAACCAGTTGAGGAAGCCAAGAAAACAGCCGCAGGTATCCTCCTGGCCAACGATAACAGGAAGATCACCGCCCAAGCTAAAGTTATTAACACCGGCCCAGATGTTAAAAGTTTTAAGGCTCACGATCACATCTTCTACAAGGACTACGCCGCAACTGAACTGCTATTAAACGGCCAGACCTACATCATCGTGGGCGCCGAAGATGTACTGGGTCGTATTGTCGAGGTAGAAGAGTAAGTGAAGTACCGCGATCTTACCGTCGTATTTAAAGAAACAAAGATGACTCTCGGTGTCCTTATCCAATTCAAGATCGTCGCACCCGATGCTCAGTACTACGATCTCAAAGTAGTTGACGAGAAGAATCTCGCCGTTGAACGTATTAGAGCACGCAAAGTTGTCAAAGGTTTCATTGATGACTTTTTAGCGCAATTACCAGTTGACAAATCATAGTCCATACCGCATATTCTTAACTAACGGATAGTGCCAAGGCTTGGAGTATCACTACCGAACTTCGGGAATTATTGCCTTGGCCAAAAAAGCAGCAGACGCAACCGATGATAACTCACTGGACTCAGCAGTGTCCGTACTTAGTAGTGACCACGAAGCTGGTTGGGACGCACTCGCCACCATCAGATCCACCTGGTATGACAAAGAACGTTTGTTAGTCGGCCGCCTTGCTGACCAGTACAGCCAGAAATCTGCTCGCTCACACGTCACGGACGCACACCTCTCAACACTCGCTTGGGAGCGCCAGATGCGTGTTTGTTCACAACTTCCTAGCGGCCAGGTCTATAACGTCAGCAAGAAAGACGAAAAAGCCGCCGCACTCATGAACCTTGTACTGAGCAAGTACATCATGCCCGGTGCCAACAGCCAGTTCGATCTCCTGACCAAACTCCGCATGACTGGTGTCTACGCTTCAACCTATGGCGCTCAGTTCGTCCTCTATGCCTACCGCATTGATGATGAGTACATCGGCCCCGACTTCTGGTTAATCCCGGCTCGTAACATTGTCTTCCAACCAGGCCGCAACAACGTCCAGGATTGTGCATGGGTTGATGTCATTACCGAAGAGAACAAGAGTTACTTTGTCGACATCTCCAAACGAACCACCACTCAGTGGAGCAAACCCAACATCAAGAAACTCCTCGCCGCTGTCAAAACAGGCGCTGTTCCAGCCTCAAACAACAAGGAAGACACCAAATCGGCTGTTGAACGCTCCCGCAACCAAGTTGGTCAACCTGGTGGCAAGACTCCAAAGATCGAGTTGGTTACTCGCTACGAAAAGGGTAAGAATGGTCACTGGAAAACCTGGGCCAAAGACTACCCAGATGCCGGCGTTCTGCGTGACATCGAGAATCCATTCAAGTCAGGCAAGATTCCGATTGTTGGCCGCTACTGTTTCCCACTGCTCGATTCTATCTGGGGACTGGGTGACTTCGAACGTGGTATCACCATGCAAAAGGCCAAAGACAGCCTGATTAACCTCTACCTCGAAGCCGTCAAGATGTCGATCTTCCCACCACTCATGATCGACGTCGATCAAGTCACGCCATCAACCATCAAGATGGAAGCTGGCGCCCGTTGGTTCATGCAGTCCATGGACGCCGTTCAATCATTCGAAACCAGTCCGATGGGTGTCCAAGAGTTCACCTCAACCTATCAGTTCATGACGACCGCGCTGCTGAACCAGTTCGGTACCACAGACACATCCTCAAACGCTCACCAGTCTGGCAATGCCGCCTTTGGTAAAACACCCGAAGCACTCCAACAACTGCAGCAGCGTGAGTCAGCTCGTGACGCCTGGGATCGCTACATGCTCGAGAAATTCATCCAAGAACTATTTGAAGGCATGATTAACCTGCTCGCGACCAAGCAAGAGAAGCCAATCAACTTCCACGTCTTTGATAAAGATATGGAAGAAATCTGTGAGCAGTTCTGTGTTGACGATGATGATGACAAAGAGAACGACGGCGCACCAACCAACCCTACGATGCCCGTTAAGAAGAAAACCAAGCCAGATCCAAAGCTCATCACCACCTACGACAACCGCACTGCCAAAGTCACCGTCAATAAGTCCGATCTCGTACCAGACAACAAATTCGTGGTTGATCCAAGCTCAACCCAAAAAGAAGATGAAGAAGCCCAGAATGAAAGTTTGACCCAGATCCTCAATCTCTACATGACAGCACCACAAGTCTGGGATCAACTCCTCAGCCAAGGCAGCATGAAGTTCGACGCTGCTCAAGCCTTTAAGCAGTTCGTCCAAAACTCAGGTGTTCAAGACCCAGACAAGATCATTGTCACGACCGAGGACGAAGACCAACCGCAACTTGGCCCAGACGGTCAACCACTGCAACCCGCTCAACCAGGTGTTCCTGGCCAACCAACTCAGCCGGCCGCTGGCCAACCACCAAGCACACCAGCTATGGCAAACCAAGTCCTGCAATCCGTCCAGCAAGGTGGTGATCCAACAGAAGCCATGAACAACCTGCAGCAAGCTGCCATGTATCGCGATCCACAATCAATGCAAGCAGCAGCACAACTATTTCCACAAGGAGCACAACGATGAACGACGACGGCGCATTAGTCCCATCACTCGACCCACTTATGCCAGAAGACGTTCAGCAGACGTTTGAGAGCCAGCAGGCGCCACTTGAACAGGCAGACGCTGAACTTGCCGTGTTGTCGAGCGTGCCTGGCTTCATTCGCGTCCAGGCGAAGATGCAGAAGTACATCGATGACTTCCACTCGGGTGCAGCGATTGGCATCACACCTCAAATGACCGTCCATGATGTTGGTGAGAAGTATCTTGTCGCCAGTGGAGTCGCCACAGTGTTGCAAGACATTCTCGGTGATGTGACGCGCGCCCAGCAATCCATCGCGGCAAGGGAGGAAGCAAATGCAGCCAGACAGCAAGGAACAACCTAATGCGCCACCCGATCTCTACACCCATGAGTTTAACCTGGATGCCTTACCGGAAATCCAACTCACGGGACACCAGTGGATACAGATGGGTAATGAGTTACGTTGCACTTCATGCGCTTTCACTCATGGCACGTACATCGATTCAGACCACCAACTCTACGGCATTGATGAGGAGGGTAAGCCGATGATCCGCAAAATAACTGTGACATGACTTGACCTTTCACTACTGGGTGGTTTCTCAAATCGACTACCCGGTAGTGAGCGATCAAACGTTCAGGCGCGAGCAGCCTCAGAGCCGTAGAGAACCTTAAAAATTCACATCTCATAACCACGGCTAACGTGGGCCGGTTTCAAAAACAAGGTTTCGTCATAAAGAGGGGTTCAGTGTTTGTTTTGTACTAAATAGGCATGTAAAAAGATTGCGACCGTTATTAGTCGTGGTTATGAGATGTGAATGAAAAGAAAGGATGTGTATGGATCCACAAGACCCAACACCCCCGGCGGAAAACACTGTCGCTGTAGAAGACAACAGCGCCCCTGCTTCGCCAGCAGCGGAACCAACAACTTCAGTAGAAACTCCTGTCGAGACGCCAGCAGAAGGTGAGCCAACGCCCACCGCAGAGCCAGCGCCAACAACACCAGTGGAACCTGAACACCAGCCCGCACGACCAGCCGAACGGCGGATACGTGACCTGGCGAGTGATAACAAGCGATTGGTCGAAGAGAATGCCAACCTCCTCGCTCAAGTGCCTGCAACGTCACCACAAACACCAACCTTATCCTCAATGGTTGCCGGTAGAGATTCTATCGACCCTAGCGAGTTAGATAAGATTGGTGAGCAATTTGTGGCTCAGACTGGACAAGCCGCGGCAACACTCGAAGTCAGCAAGTTGCGTTTTGAAATGCAACAAAAAGAAGCTGCCAGCCAGTTCCAATCAGACGTCCGGAAGGTAGAGAAACTCTATCCTGAACTCAACGAGGACTCACCGGAATATAACCCCGTGATAGCCGAGAAGGTTCAAAAGAACTGGGAAGCGCGTGCTATCCAAGTCAATCCCCTCAACCCAAAGATCAAAACGATCAATCCGCAAGTAAGGCTAGCGGATGTGGCGAAGGATTTCATGGAGGTTGCGAAAGCAGCCGGTGCCCACGGCCAACAGACCGCGAGTGCCGCCCTGGCCGCGAGTGAAGATACAGCTGCGTTAACGCCTAGTGCGTCCGCTCCTGCACCCGAAGTTGCGTTTGAAGATATGACGCTTAAACAACAAGAAGCGGAACTCCGAAAAAAGGGTCACAAGTTTTAGTCAACTGGTCGTGGTTCTATCAACACATAAGTTTCCATAAGGAACCATAACCATGTCAAACCTCACAACTAGCACGTTGTCGACGGACTTTATCGTCTATATCCAAAAACGATTCCTCGAGCGTGCGAAGAACAACATCATGTTCAAAGAGGGTGCTTCTCAGCAAGCTATCCCTGCTAACAGTGGTGTATCAATGACGTTCAACCGTTACACTCCACTAGCCAACACGCCATCAGGCCAAGTACTAACAGAAGCGACCGTACCAACTGCTCAAGCCGTTACGAACTCACAAGTCGTTGCGACACTCGTTCAGTATGGTGGTGTGCTGACCGTATCTGACGTATTGAGTTCAGTATCTATCGACTCTCAATCAGTCGAAAAAACTGACCTGCTTTCTACGCAAATGGCTGAAACAATCGACAACAAGATTCGTGACGAATTGTTTAGTGGCTTCACTGTCCTCTACGCAAACGGCCGCGCAAACTTGAACGCGATCACTGCAACAGACGCATTGACCGCTAAAGATGTCCTCCGTGTCCGACGTAACCTGTTCAAGAACGGTACGCAGGCATACGACGACGGTCGCTACATCGGTAAAGTCGGTGCTGATACCACCTTCGACCTGATGCAAGACAGCACCTGGGTCAACGCGCACACCTACAAAGATGGTGACAACCTCTACAACGCCGAACTCGGTCGTTTGTGGAATGTTCGCTTCCTTGAGGCTAACCAGAACCAGAAGAATGAAGCTAACGCGACTCCGGTCACTTGTTACTCTAACTTCTTCCACGGTAAAGGTGCGTTTGCAACTGTCGACCTGGACAACATGACCAGCGGCTTGTACGTTCACCAAGGTGGCAAGCAAGACACAAGCAACCCGTTGGAACAGTTCATCACTATTGGTTGGAAAACTATCTTCGCAGTCAAGACATTGAACGCGAACTTTGGTATCAACCTAAAGACCGCTGCGAACTCTTAATCAGAGTTAGTAACAGTTTAGACGGTGGCCTAGTTGAACTAGGCCACCACCGTGTGTTATTTTAGAAATATATAGTAAACAAGGAAATATATCATGACAGTAGTATTATCACGTGATTCTAGCGAAGCAGACATCTTACAAGCATATAACGAAGGTGCGCATCCTGCCCTGATTGCTGAATCAACGCAACGATCAGAGGAAAATGTTCTTACTCTGCTTGCAGAGAACGAGGGCAAATTGCCTGTTGTTGATGCCGCTCCTGTAGCAGCACCTGTTGTTGAAGCACCAGTAGCGGCTCCAGTCGAAGAAGCTCCTGCAGCTGAACCCGAAGTTCCCGAAGAAACCGAAGCACCAGAGGCTGAATAATGATTGGCCGCGAGGCCGACATAGCCTATCTTAACCACCGTTTACAGACGTCAACGACTATTCGGGATCGTAATCGAACCCGCGATAAACTACGACAGATCCATAAGCAGGTAAAAGATAGGCGGCTGCAAGAGCTTCGTATGTATCTACTCCACGCCGAACGTATCGACAACTCAGTACAGGCAGAACATGCTCGTAATGCTATCCGAATTTATTCGGAGAAGCATTACGAGACATTGCACTAATATGACCTATCCTCTTTGCACAGCTACTCCACCAGGCGCACCAGCCTGTGGGTTAACTGTTTGTGGTTGAGGATCTACTGTCCCCGTTTGTGGATTGATTCCTCGACTCTGCGGGTTATACGTGCTTGTTAAGGGTCCATTTCCCTGACTACTATCACCTTTTGGTGATGTATTGGCGACGTTAGCAGTCGTGGTGTATGAGTCCTGCAACCAAATTGTTACGACCGCACCCGCGACGACTAGTACGATAACTGCCAGCGCCGTCATTAAAGTTACTGTATAGGTGTTGGGTGTACGTGATATTTCCATTGTGGTATAACCTTTCTACTTTCCGAAGGGTCACGACCATGCTATTGTTAGACATGGCCCGAACTACAACTTCGGGCTTTTATGATTTGTACTATTATATTAGCACAAAGGCCTTTAATTTACTATGTTGGTATGATATTATTCTGGTAACCGAGCGATCAATCGCAAGGATCACGCCTACCTACGAATTAATAGATGGCACGCCCTTCTGGGTGATGTCTATTTTTATAGCAGGGGTTATCCTAATCTTCTCAGAAGCCAGCGCGCCGAGAGGAGATATATCACTAATGGATTTAGGCCCAAACAACCCAACTGTAGTCGGTAATTTAGGTGTCGCTGGCGCTCTGGGGTCATCGACCGGTAGTGCTCAGGCATACCAACCAACAGTCGCACCCGCTGGTGGTGGAACCGTGGTGCCATTGGTGGGGGATGGTGGCACTCCTCAAACTCAACCACAACCACAGCAGCAACCACAGACCTACGCCGGATATGGCGGTTCATACTCGAGCCCTGACACCGCATCACTCGCCAATGCCTACGGTGCTCAGTTCGACGCTCAAACCCAAGCTATTCAAAACGCCATGAACCTCGCGCAACAGGTTGCCAACTCAGGCCAGAGTCGCGTCGATCAGAGTTACGGCGTCCAACAAGGTGGTTTGCAACAACAACTGCAGATGGGTAACGCCAATCTCGACCAGTCGCAGAACCAGCTCGATCTCGCCAAGTCCAACAGTCTTCGTGACCTCGGAAACAACCTACGTCTCGCTTCCCAGAGTTACGCCAACCAAGCCGGGACGATGGGCGCTGGTGACTCGTCTGCCATGGACGTTTTGAACTACGCACTCAGTAACCAGGGCAACCGCCAACGAAACGACGTCCTTCAAAACGCCGGCCAACAGCAGACAGGGCTCAACCTTCAACGCTCCCAATTACAAGGCACGTACGACCAGAACCAAAAGATGCTCGACGACTGGCACGCCAACGAGATGCAAGCCATCGTCAACCAGTACGCCACCCAAGAACAACAGTTCCAACAGGCCTTGGCGAACGCTCAAGGACAGAAAGCCATCGACCTTGCCTACATCGGTAAGGGTCAAGCTGCTAACAGCGCCATCCAACAGCTTCAAAACCTCCAAGCAACCTACAACGCCAACACCAACCAACTCCAAAACGCCTACAGCAATATCCAAGCACCCGATGCTTCCCTCGGAGCTGGCTTAACGAACGCCTACAACGTTCAACCGATTAGTGCTGGCCAACTGACGACACAGAATCTGAGCAACAACCAAGCATCGTTTAGTCCTACCGACATCAACGCCAACCTAAAGAAGACAGATCAATTCGGTAATCCGGTTTAGGAGCACCTAATGTCTTTTCTAGATGACTTAGGTAACTGGCTCCACAAGACAGTCGATGATTCATCGAACGCCATTTTCGGTGGAGGACAAACATCTCCTGGGCCATCACCGGGTCCGTCACAAGGTCCACCACTGCGCGTGTCGATGGCTCAACCTGGTCAGATCCAAGCACCGAACGTCACATTACCGAGAATCCAACCCGCACAACCGGTTCAGCCGCCACAACCGGTTGTGCAACAAACGCAACAACACCCGATCCAAATCACTGCTAATCCGCAATTACTAAAGATGCCAAACCAACCACTTCAAGTCGTTGGCCCACATCAACCGGCGGTTCAGCAGCCGGATAATCCGCTGCAAGACTTAGCTAATAACGTCATCCACTTTGGACAGGGTGTTGTTGGTGATGTTGCTCAAGACGCTACGAAAACCTTTAACACCGCGGCACTACCAATCGCAGCGGGCGCAGCCGCTGTGACTGGTCAAGCGAATAACCCTCAGACACAACAGAACTTAAACCAGATGCTCAACAATTCCTTCGTACCAAGGGATGTTGCTGGTGGTCAGGCAACGCCAGGACAGTTCGCCGGAGACTTTACGAAAACAGCCCTACACCTTGCGCCGTATGCAGTCGGCGGCGCTGACGGCAAACTCATTGACGAGTTCGGCAACGTGATAGGAAACAGGGTTGGTGACGGCGTGGCCGGCACAGTTGCCAACAAGGCTGCTCAGTACGGCGCACAAGCATCTGTAGCAGCTCCTACGTTTGCCGCACTCAATGCTGCCCAACAACTATCCGAGACAGGCCATTTCGATCCAATACAAGCCCTCCAGGCTGGCGGACAGGCCGCCGCCATGACACTCGGCGGTTCAGCAGTGGGAGATCTCGCACACGGCGCAGTCAGCGGTGTCAAGAACACGAACTTTGGTGACGAACGCGGTTCAATCCAGTTGCCCGGCAAGCCATCTGACGTGCCAGATGCCTACAAACCGCTGATCCCAATCGCAAAAGCTGCGAAGTCTGCTGACGATTTCGACCAGCAGCTCGCACTCCTGAACGTTAAACGGGATACATCACCAGCCGTAAAGAACGCCATCAATCTCGTTCCGAGCTCCAACTACGCCCAGGAGCTCTACGGCCGTCTAAACGGTCAGCAGTACGAGTACGGCGAACCTATTGGTGACATCGCCTCCCGAGTCGTCCAGCAGAAGCAAATCGACACTGCCAAGGTCGACCAGATTCCGTATGACCTGCAACCGCTGGCTGGTATGGCGAAGAACTATCCGTCACCGGAACAGTTTGAAAAGAGTTACAACGCAATGATTACCAACGCCCAGGAGCGCGGCGACATGGCTGGCGTCGAGCAACTGCAGAACCAAAAGACACTAGCTGGTGACCTGCAAGGCTTCTACAAAAAAGTCCAAGATGTCTCAGACGTCAAGCGCATCAAACTTGAAGCGCAGCAAGCGAAGGTGCCGAAACCAGAGCAACTAGCCTTCCCAGATGAAGTCATGGAGTACGCCAACACCTTTGGCATCACACCACACCAGGCTATGACCGACCTGCGCGAGATGAAGAACCCATCAACGCGCAATATCCAGGTCCCAGATCACCCAGAAGAGCTGACACCCGAAGATCGCCGCAAGATCATTGCCAGTGAGCCAGAACGCCAAGGGACGACAAACAAGGTCGACCTGGACGTTGAAAAGGGCAATATCAAGGGTGCGATTGCCAAGGCTATGTCGAGCGTCGAGCAGCGCAACGAACGTCTGGGACTGGCAGCGAAACTGGTCAACAAGCTGTCCAACAACGATAAAGAGTTGTTTTACCAGTGGGATGACGGCTCAGACCCCGAGCAGTTAGCTCAACATGCCGACAACCCAACCGCGTTCAAGAAAGCCATCGCAACCGACGCCGATGCCTTCGACTACCACCTGGCAACCGACCGTGCAGCAGGTGGCACGACCTTGAAGCAGCGCAACTACGCCCTTCCGAAGATCTACAAACTCAGCCCAGAACAGATGGACGCCGAAGGTATCCCAGAAACCCAACGCTTCAAGCAGGGCAAGTACACCGGCTTCCGTGACACCAGCTCCAAGTACCGGTCCTACATTGATGCCTACCAGCAAAAGGGTTTGGAACCGTTCTACGACAACCCTGCGGCTGCCATCGAGGACTACCTTCACAGCGGCTCAACTGGACTGCGTAACCAACTCCTGTACACGACGCTCGCAAAAGCGGCGCCAGAACACGTTGCTGACCTCGCGACGGTGGCAGACAGCCAAGGCCGCCACTTTACCCAAGCCGCGGGCCACCTACCGTTCGCTGCCTCGGATGAGTTGCAGCCCTACCTCAAGAACTTCAAGGAACCCTACAAAGCCGATAACAGAGCCATTCAACTCGGTATCAAGCAAGCAGCTAAAGCCAACTCTGCTGCCAAAGCGCTGTTGTTCTTTGGTTCACCATTCCACTACCACAACATGCTCAGCCGCTTCCTAGGCCTGACAGTGGGATCGGGTCACGGAATAACGGCTGGAAAAGGAACGATAGACAGTTTGGCTGGAAGTCTCATCCCTACTGTTTATCGCCGCAACGAAGCCAAAGCGATTAAAGACGGTTACCGCCAGTATGCCATCGAACAGGGGGCAATGTACCACGATGTAAACAGTCCAATGAAAATCGGTCAGAACTCTCTGAAACTAAAAGCCCAGAACGCTGTTAGTAGGGTAAACCCGTTTGGACTTCAACAACGAAACATGGGTATGTTCTCTAACACCTTAATGGACACACTAGCTCACGCAGCTATGAAAGCCGGTGTTAAGAGTGGTAGTACCGAAGCAACCTCACTCTTTCACGAATACAACCAGACAATGGGTCTTATCAACGCAGCCGTCGAAGGACATGATCCAACGATAGACCGCATCATTAGTGGTGAAGCGTTAGCGCCTCAGTGGACACGCTCACAACTGGGACTCGTTAAAGACGCCGTGGTTAAGTCGACGATACCGGGCAAGATAGATGGTAAGAATGGTCTCGGTATGTTTAACGCTGGTGATGTTGCTCGAACAACAGTTATCGGTACTCGTCTAACTCAAGCAGCTTTCGCTATCATTGCCTCGGCGGTTGCCACAGGCGCGATGCCAACGCTCGAATCCATCATTAACAGAGGTGGTTTTAATCCAAATAACCCGCAACCCAACGTCGACCTCGGTCAAAAGAAGAAGAATGGTGAACACCAAGTCACCGACCTGCCAACTGATCCACTCGGCATGGCACTTGGCGCGGTGAGCGACCCGATTCACTTCCTCAACTCACGCACAAGTCCTGCCATAAGCTTCGCTACCCGAGAGTTATCAAACCAAGACTGGAACGGTGCGCAACTTGCTGATCCAAACAAACCCAACTTCCAGCTACTCAAACTACTCGGTGCAGCCAAAGGTGACCTACCGATTGGACTACAGAACTTCACTAACCCGAATCTGACGATCAACCAAGGTGTCCAGCAAGAGTTTGGTGGCCGCGTTAAAACTGATCCAAACGATCCACAAGCCCAGCAGACGAATCAATACTTCCAGGCGACTGATGCTGCCAAGGCAGGCCTTACTCAGAACGACCTCGCGGTTTACAATGCTATCCACCCCACGACTAAAGATGCGAACGGTAACTACATCGTTCAGCCGTCAGTATGGGATACCTCAGCCAAAGCCGAACTCTATATGCGAAACCCCAACGTCTTCGCGGCCGATCAGAAAGTTAACCAAACTCTCGCGGCCGAAGGCCAATCAGTTGATCCGTTCTGGACTAAATTGAACTCGCAGCAACAACAGGCACTCTTGTCATACCAGACGATGCCTCCTGGTGGTAGCGATAAGGCGAAGTGGGTACAACAGAATGGCAGTTGGTACACACCGTTTAACCAGGAACGTTCAGCGTGGTTCAATACCTTGCCACCGGCTGATCCAAACAAACCGCAGCAAGAGATTCAACCACCACAACAGTCAGCACAACTGAGTAATCTGCTTAACCAGTACGACAACCTGACTGACTCACAAGCACGAGCACAGTTTATTTCTGCCAACCCGCAAATCGGCACTTACTTCAATCAAATGGCCGACTACAACAACCAGATGCGTACAGCGAAGGGTTATGACCCACTCCGAACCTCCCCGCAACCAGACGCAAATACCGAAAACTTCATGAACCAGTACTTTGCCGCCAGCACCGGTGATCGGAAAGGGCTACGCAACGCCTACCCAGAGGCGTACCTCGCCATGCAAAACTACATGGCCAACAACGATAGATACCAGCTCGACAAACAAGCCGGCCTCGACCAGTTGATCGGTCCCGGTCAAAACAACCTCACCGCGCCAGCCCAGGCATACGATAAGTCAGCCTTCAACCTCGGGCAGTACGACATCGCTAAAGGTACAGACGCCAACGGCAATCCTGCCTATCAGTGGTTCCCATCAACTAACACCGCCGCGGGCAGTACAGCCAACACCAGTCCTATCACCTCGATCACGGCAGGTGGCTATGGCTTCAAAGGTATTGATGGCTATAGCGGTAGTAGCAGTGGCGGCGGCTCATCAAAGAAGAAACCGAAAAAAGCTCGCATTTTCATCAAGCGTCAGAAAGTCCGTTACGTCAAGATCCGCAAGAACAAACATATTGGTGTCGGCGTACCAAAAGCCAATACAAGTTACGTCAACCTCGACGACCATAAGAAAATAACGCTATCGTCGAAATTAAAAGAAGTGGTATAATCAAAGCACAGCCACCTAGTAACAAATAGACGCTGCCCTTATTAACGGGGCGGCGTATTTTTATTGGAAAGAATAATATGGCCACATTACTACCAGCAACGCTCCAAGATATACAAGACGAGATTCACACCCTAACAACGGGTGATGATGTCACGCCCGATCCAACTGACGATCAGTGGATTTCACGACTCCGTTATATTAACCTGGCAATCCGCATCTGGTTATCCCAAGACGTCGAGTGGAAAGAACTTTCCGGCACCTACTCTGGCTCTGTGATTGCAGCCAATACTACTGTTTATGACCTTGGCAATGCTGACTCATTTAATGTTCTCAACTCACTGATCCAGCTCAAAGACGCGACCGGTAATCTCACCTTCATTGATGTGATTAAACCAGAAGACCGGATAAAATACCCAAACAATACCGGGCAATACGCCTATGTCACAGGCAATGCTGCTGACGGCTATTCGTTGGTTATCGGTTGGGTACCAAAGACAGGTGACAATCTGATTGGTACCACCATCCAGTTCGACTACCAAAAGACCGCCAATCGTTTAAGTAAGACCACAGACAAACCGATCATGCGCGACCCAAGTTACATTTCGTTCTGGTCAGCCGCGCAAGAGTTGCAGTTTAACGGCAGTACCAACCTTGCTCAGACGTACCTCGATCAAGCGGACGATGCAATGCGCTTGATGAAGATTCGCAACGAGATGGCACCAGCCTATGCTTCCAACGCTCTTGTCGATGTTGAAGTCACTCGTAATAACGACGCCTTTGGGGACTAAACATGGCGACCAAGCGAACCAAACTCAAAGGTGACAATGTTAAACCTTTTGAAATAATCATGAACGAGTTTAACGGTGGCACGATGACGCTGCCCGATGAGTCACGTATCCCGCCAAAGGCCATGTCCGTCACGACAAACCACATTCTTGATGAAGATGGCATCTGGCGCCCACGTCCTGGCTCACAAAACTACGGCCACTCACTGACAGGTCCGATTGATGGCATAGGCACTGCGACGGTCTATGGCGCTGGCACTAGCCGCACGACCTATCTGCTCGTGGTCGATAACGGTTCACTCAAGTACTCGACCGATGGGGGAGCCTGGACAACTGTCAGCGGTAAGACCTACACCACCGGAAAACGAGCTGACATGCTGCAGATGAAAAGCCGCGTCTATATTGCTAACGGCTACGACAACCTCAGCTACCTTGACCTGAACACTCTGATGATAACCACCTATACGGCGCTCACTGCGCCCACCCTCCCCGGTACACCACTTGCTCGAACAACCCTGACATCGGGCAGCTTTAACGTCTACTACCAAGTGTCAGCCGTCAGTGATATTGGTGAGACGATTGCCAGTACCGAAGCAACCATCACGGTCAACAAGGTCCGCAACAACTGGTCGCTCACCGCCAATGAAAACATCACTTTCACCTGGAACACGGTGACTGGTGCCAAGCGCTACAACATCTACTACACCGATCAGACAGGCCAAGAAGTCTTCCTGGACTCCACTACCGCCCTCAGTTACGTCGATACCGGTGTGGCGACACCAAATCCCTACCAAGCTGCGCCGGCCTTTGATGGCACAGCCGGTCCCGCAGTCTCGAAGCTCTGTATGTCAGGCAACCGGCTATGGGGGACTGGTGATCCAAACAACCGCTACCGCATCTCATTTACTGGTGTTGGCGCCAGCCTCGGTTCGTTCAACCCGTACGTCGGGGGTGGCTATATCGACCTCAACCTCGGCTCAGAAGAGATTCCGATTGACCTGCAGCACTTCCGTAACGGTAAGGGCGACCAAATGCTCTTGGTTCTTACCTCAGGCCCGACTGGTGGCGGCTCAACCTGGTTTATTACGCTCAGCACACTCACCGTGGATGTGGTGAACGTTGTTGTGCCTCAAGCTGTCTCACAAGGCTCGATTGGTTCAGACGCGCCGTACGGGAACGTCCAGGCCATGAATAACATCTACTACCCAAGCATTAAAGGCTTCCAGCAGGTTGGTTCGAGCCAGGCCATCTTCAACGTCATCGTCACCACCGAAGTTAGTGCCAACATCCGGCCAAATGTCCGGTCCATTACCAGTACGGCCGCCAGTCAGATATGCGGTATCTATTCGTACGGCAAGATCTATTGGTCCGTTCCGTATGCCTCAAGCGTCAATAATCAGATATGGGTGCTCGACCTCGAGCGACAGTGTTGGGAAATCGCCTTCACGATTGGTGTGGAGCAGTTCATCGAGTATTCCGACAGTGCGGGTGTGGTACATCTTCTGGCGTTGCCAGTTACCGGTACGAACTTGATTGAGTTTAATCAGACATTCCAGGGCGACCAAGGCACACCATTCGATCTTGACCTAACCACTGGTTTGATTTATATCAATGATAATCACTTCCAGCAGGGTAAAGTCCGAAAGGTCTATGCCGAACTCGGCCGTTTTAAAGGTACCCTCGATTTTAACGTCTACGGCACCGTAGGCAATAAACCGCTGGCGCTGCTAAAAACACTGCACATTAGCGATACTTCGTCGCTTGGTGCATCTGGGCTCGGTAACGATCTAATGGGTGATGTTGAGATGGGCGATAGTAACTACGTACCAACAGTGGCTGCGACTCAATCAAGCATCAAGAAATCTATCCTGCTAAACAAGGTCGTCAACAACCTAAAATTGCAACTGCAATCAAGTGACATCAATACAGACTATAAACTCCTCGAGTTCGGTGTCGCCGGTCAAATCACACCAGTTGCCGACCCGTCCTCATGGCGAAAATAACTATTGTTTATTTAGCCTAAGCGTCGTATTATTGTGGTACAGCTACCTAGCAACGAATAGCCGCTGTCCTGAGTTTTCTTGGGGCAGCGTTTTTTAATGGAAAAAGTATATGACAGCAGCCAATACGGACAAAATTAGAAAGTCAACCAACAACTTCAATACGACACTTTCGAGTTCGATCAATAACACTGATACGACGATGACCTTAGCTACTGTTACGGGATTAGACACGGCGAACGCAATCGACCTCGTTATCGACCGAGTAGATGCGAACGGCAACCGGACGCCGGCCAAACGTGAGTACATCGTCGGGGTTGTGGCTGGCTCAACTATCACATCCATGATTCGAGCTAAAGGTGGTTCAACCGCTCTCACCCACGCTTCTGGCGCCATTGTCGAAGCCGTTGCCAACGCCCAGGTGCAGAACGACCTCGCTGATGCCCTTACCACCACCCTTAATCAAGACGGCTCACTCAAGTCGTCTCTGTCGATCACGGCACCCTCAATTACCACCCCTACACTAACAACACCTAAAGTCGTTACTTCAATCAACGACACGAGCGGCAATGAGCTAATCTCCGTCACTTCGACGGCCTCGGCTGTCAACCAGGTCAACGTTACTAACTCAGCCACAGGTACCGGCCCAACTATCTCGGCTGTTGGTGGTGATACGAATATTGACTTAAAGTTGAACTCAAAGGGTACCGGCAAAATCGACTTTGGAACAACAGGACTATCTAACGGCATACAAACTCAGGCTAATGCTGGCAGCGCAGGCGGTACTATTTACTACATCAACCTTGGTGGCATTAAAATGGCATGGGGTACAACAGGTTCTCTTAGTATCTCGGGTGCGGCGCCAGCTTCTTCTGCAGCCTATGTAATAACTTGGCCGACCAGTTTCTTCTCAACTATTCAATCAGCTACCGTTTCAGCCGTATCTGGTACATCGAGTAGTACGCAGTATGTTTATGCAGCGCCAGATACAGTCGTTACAGCAACAAGCTGGACGTTCTTTCTGGTTGAAAGTAATGGAACTAATGGCGTAACCTCTCAGGCGTCATTTTTCGCGATAGGTACATAATGACAACCAGACAACAACCCTCTCCAACAGACTTCTCCAACCTACAAACAGACGTAGCACTCCTCAAACAGTTTAACGAGAAGGTCGCCGAGCCAACATTCAAAGACATTCAGACAACCCAGAAAGAAATTAAAGACGCCCTCGTTAATCTTGACCATGTTTCCCATGGTGATTTCGATCAATACAAGGTTGAGATTGATAAACGGTTTAGAGATCTTAATCGCCGTACCTGGCTACAAAACACGATGTCTGCTGCTGCCGGAGCATTACTGAGTGGTCTTATTACCTACATCATTATTAGTTGGATAAGTAAATAAGGAGGACACATGATATGTCATACAATTACGATACAACACACAACTCACCAAACTATACGCCAGAAGGCCAAGCGCCGGCTGTCTTTGGTCAACCACGCGTTATTAAAGGTATTACCATCCACTGGTGGGGCGATCCATCAACTAACCCATCATTCGAAGGTGTAAGAGATTACCTCTGCCGCGCCAACGGTGATACCTCTGCACATATTGTCGCTAGCGGTACCAATCGCCAAGTTGCCTGTATCGTCAACTATAACGACGTGGCATGGGCATGTGGTAATGCAACAGGTAACGCCACCACTATCAGTATTGAATGTGATCCACGCTGTCGTGACGAAGACTACGACGTTGTTGCCGAAGTCGTTGCAGACATTCGTTCAGCTTTTGGCGACGTGCCGATCTACTCACACAAGATGTGGTTCAACACGACCTGTCCTGGTAACTACGACATCGACCGTATCGACAAATTAAGCTATACAAAACAAAGTAACGCTCAATGGGGCCAAGTCACAGACAAGAACCCTCCAGTAGTCCCACCAACGATTGCGCGGCCTGTAGCGGTTACGCCAGTTGCCCCTGCTCATCAAGCAGCCCCGGTCCCCGTCTCAAACGTTCCAGCACCTGTTGTAGCACCGACGCCAGTTGTATCACCAGCGATACAAGATCCAACACTGGTACCAGAAACTCCGGTTACTGATACACCCCTTCCCACTACATCTGTCGCCGTTCATAACCCGAGCATATTTGAAAAAGTAATTTTAGCTGTCTTTGAATTCATTAAAGCAGTAATAGGAGTAAAATAATGGCACCCGAAGTCAACTCAACACCACAAACCCTTACGTCGCAAAATGATACGGCAGTCGTCCGTGGCGTCCGTACTGGATTCCAAACAGTCATTGGTACCTCATTCCTCTTCGTCGTCGGCCTGTGGCTGGTGATCTGGAATGTCCCAGGAGTACCGGTCGCGGTTATTGCGTACGTCTACAACAACCTTCCAGCGACTCTATTGGGTATCGGTCTACCAACAGCGGTCGTCAGCTTCATTTGGAACGTTCTGCGATCCGATGTGAGGAACTGGTAGCACTATGACTGTCCGAATGAAGACACTGATTCGAGGTAATACGCGGGCGATAAACGTCACTTTCTCGAATGCCGACGGTACACCCGTAGACCTAACCAGTGCATCAGTCTTCTTCGCGGCTACTACTGACGCCGCACCTTCAAGTGATTCTGACGCCGCAATTAATGTCGGTCCAATCACTAGTCATACTGCGCCCACATTAGGCCAGACTCGCATAGTTCTCTCAGCAGCCCAAACCCGAGTAACACCAGCAACATACAACGTAGGTGTTCAGGCGGTCCTGGCCGACGGGACTGTCATAGAAGATACCGGCGAGCTAGAGATAGATCCCGATTATAAAGTAGCGACAAGCTAGAAAGGACATATATGGCATCAACCCAAACATGGTCAGAAGGGAATGGCGCAAACGCTGCTACCGAGACAACCTCACGAGCTGAGGCGAACTGGAAGCGTATCGACGACAGCACGACCGCCTACACCTCAAGCCCGATTAACTCAACCAACAATGAAAACTCGATGACGAAGTATCAACTGCTCAAGTTCGCTGGTACTTGGAACTCGCTATCAGCACTGACATACAAGATCGATAACAACGCGCCGGCCACTGGCCTGAGCATCGTCGGTTCAGTCGTGTCATCTGGTACGACACCAGCAACAACCGCATCAGGCGACAGTGCCATGAGTACAACTGGTCTATCTGCCAACTTTGTGAGCTCGTCTTTCGGATATGGCGCAGGAACTTCCAGCTCGACAGCTAGCGGCACGATGTACGCCCAGGCGCTTCGTACGCAGTTACAGACGACATCAAGCTATGCCGGTGGCCCTGGCGACATCACAAGCCGCACGATCACCGCGAGCTGGACAGAAAGCTAAATATGGCGGTGCAATTCAATGCAACCCTTTATCGAAGCTGAGTACGTAGACGGTTACGTTCACCGCGAGGATGACCAAGATCACTCACCGTATGTTTCCGGCAAAAATATCTTCAATGACATTCTAGAGAAGCGCCCCGAAGCCGCTCACGGCAAGATGGTGC